CGTATAATGGCATGAGGGGATCTATGTATGCACAATTACTATGACAATTTGACGGACTGGCTCCAGGCGCATCCGGTGACCACTGGCGGTGGTCTGGCGCTGGCGCTCACGGGACTGCGGATCGGGCTGTCAGAGACAAACCGATCTTTTGGCTTTGTGTGCCTGGAAGGGCTGAGTTGCGGACTGCTGTCCATGGCCCTCTCCCAGTCGGCTATCGGGCTCCTGGGGGTGGACAGCTCCGTGGGGATGCTGATAGGCGCCACGGCGGGCTTTATCGGAGTTGATCGGCTTAAGCTGGCGCTGATCAAGATCCTGGACTTATGGCTGGCCCGTGCCGTCCCCGGGAACGGGGAAAAAGCGGGTGAAAATCGCAACGGCAACGATGAGCAATAGGGGAGACTGGTATGACGGTTAAAATCATCACAGCGGACAATCTGGCGGCGCTGGAGACAGCGATCAACGACTACACACCACCCGAGGGCAAAGTGGCAGGGACTCCGATCCAGCTGGCAGGCGGCCCGTGGGCAGTCATGATCCCACTGACGGATGCCGCCTCCAGCGGGGATGATACTTCCGGCGGGGATGATACTTCTGGCGGGGATGATACTTCCGGCGGCGGCGTCTGATGTCAAGGCGGCCGAAATGTAAGCCCGTCCCGCCGGAGGAGATCGACCTGGATGATTTGAGAGCGCGGGCGCGGCTGCTGGGGCGTGATCCGCAGGAAGAGGACATAATGGACTCCCCGCGGCTGTCGCGGGTGTATCAGGCTTATGGCTATGTGAGCAAGCTGGACTGGGAGGCAGCCTGCCGTAAACGCCCGGAGTTGGTGAGCGTGATCCGGCAGGCGGCGGCGGACGGCATGATGGAGCTGGAGTCCAAAATGCGGAGCTTGTTCCTGGAGGGGGACAGCGTGCCTGCGGGAACTTTCCTGCTTAAGGGACTCGATCCGGGCGTCTATGGGGACAAGACCGATGTCAAGATGACGCAGAGCGTAACCTTCCGCGATCCGCTGGAAGACGTGCCGGACGATGAGCTGGCTGATCGTCTGACAACGATCCTGGGCGCGCGGGCGCGCTGGGGCAAGGCAGAGACCGATGGGGCGGATCAGTAACGAGGAGCGGGCAGATCGTGATCGGGCTTATCTCCGGACAGCAAACCGCCGGGAGATGGAGCGGAGCCTGCTGGGCTTCACGGTGGTCACCTATCCAGGGCATTATGACGTGGGGTGGTTCCACCTGGAGTTGTGCGATCTGCTGGATCGCTTCCTGGCGGCGGTGGCGGAAAAGCGATCCCCCCGGATCATTGTGACCGTGCCGCCACGGCACGGCAAATCAGAGCTAATCTCCCGGCGCTTTCCGGCCTATGCCCTGGGCAAATACCCCGATCTGTCTGTGATCTCATGCTCCTATAGCGATGACCTGGTCAAGCGCTTCAGCCGGGACGTGCAACGGATCATGGACAGCGCGATTTACCGGAGCGCTTTCCCCGATGTGGTTCTTCCCCGATCTGAAGCGGTGGCAGCCGATCCAGGGCGATCTAAACTTTACACCCGGACGGCGGATCTGTTTGAACTGCCGGGGCACAAAGGCTCATACCGTGCCGCGGGCGTGGGCAGCGGCATAACGGGCATGGGCGCGGATCTCCTGATCATAGACGATCCGATCAAAGACGATGAACAGGCCCGGTCGGCAAATCTCCGGCAGGCCCTGTGGAACTGGTACACGTCCACGGCATACACGCGGCTGAGTCCTGGCGGCGGGGTGATTGTCGTTATGACCCGCTGGCACATGGACGATCTGGTGGGCCGCCTGCTGGCAGAGCAGGCTGAGGGCGGGGACAAGTGGGAGGTGTTTGACTTCCCGGCGATTGCGGAGCAGGAAGAGCCGCACCGCCATATCGGGGAGCCGTTGCACCCGGAGCGTTATGGCCTGGACGCGCTCAAAGCGATCAAGGCGGCGGTGGGGACCAGGGTATGGTCTGCGCTGTATCAGTGCCGCCCGGTGCCGGACGGTGGCGGGATCATCCATGAGGACTGGATCCAGTACTATGATGAGCCGCCGAAGGAACTTGAAAAGCTGGTCATGTCCTGGGATATGACTTTCAAGGATGCCGACACGTCGGACTTTGTCGTTGGACAGGTATGGGGCCGCGTTGGAGCCTGCTTCTATCTGCTGGATCAGGTGCGGGGCCGCTGGTCCTTTGTGGACACGGTGGCGCGGGTGGTGGCCCTGTGTCAAAAATGGCCGCGGGCAACCCGGCGGCTGATTGAGGATAAGGCTAATGGCAGCGCGGTGATCGATGTCCTGCGGCGGCAGGTGTCGGGGATCATCCCGGTGACGCCGAAGGACAGCAAGGAAGCACGATGCAACGCGGTGTCCACCCTGTTTGAAGCGCATAACGTGTATATCCCTTCCCCGCGGCGGGCGCCGTGGATCCGGGATTATGTGATGGAGCTGACCCAGTTTCCGGCGGGGGCGCATGACGATCAGGTGGACGCCACGACCCAGGCTCTGGCAGACTTGCGGACAGGCGGCCGCATACACGCGGCGAATATCCTGGCACTGGCGGGAGTGCATTGATGGCAGACAGCAGGAAAAAGAAAAAGGGCGGCGGCCCGCGGGAGGTGATAATCATGGCACATGAAAAGGCGATCAGCCCTGGGGCGATGGCGGATCTGCAGGTGCCGCCGCCGGACTCCCTGGGGAGCGTCAAGACCCTGGGGGACGCGCAGCGCGTCTTTGGCCTTCCGGTCACCCTTGCCGATCCGGAAGGGGCGGGGATGAGCCCGGAGGAGATCGATCAGCGGGACATGGCCTTTGACCACGGTCTGGCGGCCATGGCTGACAGTCTGGTGGGGCACGCTGAGGATCTGGGGCAATTCCCCATGACCTCCTTTGTCGGCTATGGCGTCCTCCAGCAGATCGCGCAAAACGGCATGATCCGGACTTGCATACAGACGGTGGCGGATGATTGCACCCGGGAGTGGATCGAGCTGACGGGCGGCGATGAGACCCCGCAGGAAGATCTTGACCGTCTGGCTGAGTCCATGGAGCGGCACAAGCTGCGCAAACTGTGGGCCGACGCGATTGCCACCATGGGCTATATGGGCGGCGCGCTGATCTATATAGACACCGGGACGGACGATCCCTCCCTGCCCCTGCGGCTGTCGGAGACGTCGGACGAGTTGCAGCCCGGGGGCAAGCTGCGCTTTGTGCTGGTGGATCCGGTCAACGTGTCCCCGGGGCTGTATAACGCCACCGATCCGCTGAGACCGGATTACATGACCGATCCGGAGTACTGGATCGTCTTAACGAAGCGGGTACACAAGACCCGGCTGATCATCCTCCGGGATAACCTTCCACCCACCTTGCTCCGGCCCGCGTATAATTTTATGGGGATTCCCCAGGCGCAAATCTTATGGGACTATGTGCTCCACTGGAACCGCGCCCGGGTATCGGCGGCGGACATTTTGGAAAAACTAAATCTGATGGTTTTTCAGACTAACACTGAAGACCTTTTATCGCAGATGAACGGCGTCTCCCAGCTGGACGCGAAAATGCTGGCGCTGACGCGTTACCGGAGCAATAACGCGGTGCTGGTATGTGACCGCAACATGGAAGACGTTAAGAACGTGACCCTGACGATCTCCGGCGTCACTGAGGTTGTGCGGCAGGCCCTGGAGTTTATTGCGGCGATCAACCGGACCCCGGCGGTCAAGCTGCTGGGGATCAGCCCTTCCGGCTTCAACGCCACCGGAGAGAGCGATATACGCAACTACTATGACCATATCGCGTCCAAACAGGAGCTGCTGCGGGACGGGATCCAGCGGGCGATCACCTGCCTGCAGTTGCACCTGACGGGCAAGATCGATCCGTCAATTTCCTTTGACTTCAACCGTCTGGGCACCGACGACGCCGCGGCTGACGCGCAGGTGGGCGCCACGGTGGCGCAGACCCTGTCCGGTCTGCTTCAGGGCAACGTCATATCAGCGGAGGAAGCCCGGCAGCGGGTCAAGCAGGATCCGCGGATGGGGCTGGACTTTATCTCCGATGAGGCGCCGGAGCCTAACGAGGGCGCTGACGTGCAAGGCGGGGACGAGCTGGATCAGCTGGTGGCGTCCTTCATGGCCGATCATCCTGGCCCCGGCGCCGCCGCGGCTCCGGCAGGAGGGGAGCAGGCTCCCGGGGAGACAGGGGTCCCCGCCGGGGGCGAGTCCGCCGTTGCCGAGGTGGCGCAGGCATGACGGCCCGGCGGCCCCGGGTGCTGCCTGCCCAGGAGGGGAACGCGGGGGTGGCGGCGGCTTATGAGCGGGAGATCCTGGCACTCATGCGCCGGGTGTCGTCCGTTTACCGCAAAAACGCATTAATATATGTTAAGCGCGTCACAGATGGGACAGAAAACCCGGTCACACAAGACGCCTCTCTGCATACAATGCTATCTGGGATCGTGGATTTTTTGTCCACGCTTGGATCTGCTGTCATGGGCTTTGCTCAACGGCGGATCTTGCGCATAGCGGCAAAGTATGCCGCCCGGAGCGCCGATCATGCCGCCGCGTCGCAGGTTAAGGCGATGGAGAAGGCGGGCATATCAGGCGCGGCGATCCGGTCAAGGCTCAAGCCGCCGGGGAAAGCGCTCCCGATCACTGTGGAAGCGCCTCCTGTCCCCCTGGGCCGTGCGGCCGCCGGGGGCGGTGGCGGTATGCTGGGAGGCGGGACCGCGGTTACGGTCAGGACGCCGGAGAACCTGGCAGGCGTGATCATCACCCGAGCCGGGAATGACCTGGGCGCGCTGGGTATAGGCGAGCGGGGCACGGCGGCATGGAGCGATGTCCCCGGACAGCGGGAGCGGGCCGCAGAAGCGGCATACAACGATCCCCTGGCACCAGGGGTCAACCGCAGGATGTGGCGTGAAGGCGGCAGGCGTTTCCGGGAGCGGATCAGTCTGGCGAGTCAGTACATCAGCCCGGGAGCCCGGGCGGCCCTGCCGGAGCTGATCCAGCAGAACGCGGATCGGATCGCCCTGCTGACCAGGCAGCATATTGACACGGTGCAGGAGCAAATCGCCGCGGCGTTTGAAAAAGGGATGAGCGTCCCGGAGATGGAGGCGCAATTTGCCGATCTGAATTTCCGCCGGGACGTCGTACACCGTATGGCCATTGACGCGGTGAACAAGGTGCAGGAGTCCGTCAAGCGGGCGAACGATCAGGCCATGGGCTTCACGGAAGGCGTCTGGATCCATGTCCCGGGGCAATTTGAGTCCCGGCAGAGTCATATCAAGATGAACGGGAAGCGCTTTAACCTCCAGCAGGGAATGTTCGATCCGGAGGTCAACCGCTTCATCCACTGTGCGGAATTGCCCTACTGCCGCTGTATATATCGGACTGTGATCCCGGAGGATCTGCTAGATGGGTGACTTGATCGCTTTTGATCGTGCCAGCGTCCGTATGATGGACGATAACGGCTTCATGCACGTTAAGATCAGCCCCTTCACAAAAGAACAGGTGGCGCCGTACTATGGCCGGGAGATCCCCGGCTACCGGGAGCTGGGGCTGGATCCGGATAAGATCTACTACGGCTACAGGCCCGCGGAAGAGCTGAGCAAGCCGGAGACGGTGGCGAGTATCAACGGGATCCCCGTGCAATTCCGGCACCACGCGGAATTTGCCGACGCGCCCGCCCGGGAGACCAGGGTGGGGGCAACGGGCACCGACGCCGAGTGGCGCGCGCCGTATCTTATGAATAGCCTGACAATCTTTGACGCCGACGCACAGAAGGCGATCAATTCGGGCGCATTGAGAGAGCTGTCCATGGCGTACCATTACCGCCCGGAGATGAAGGCGGGGGAATTTGACGGACAGCACTATGACTTCATTATGCGGGACATCCGCGGCAACCACCTGGCCCTTGTAGAAGAGGGCAGGGCGGGCGCAGATGTCCTAGTCTATGACAGCAAACCGGGAGCAAAAATGAATAGACTTGAGGAGATCAAGGCCGATTTGGCCAAAATCGCTGAGAAGGTTGCCGCGCTCGAGACCGGGCAGGATGAGGAGCCCGCAGACGGCGGCCCCCTGTCGGATGAGGAAGAGGCAACCCTGAAGGGACTGCTTGCAAGGTATGAGAAGTACAAGGGGCAGGAGCAGGGCGAGGAGCCCGCCGCCGATGAGGAGGAGGAGCCCGCCGCCGATGAGGAGGAGGAGCCCGCCGCCGAGCCTGCTGAGGGTGAGGAGCCTGCCGCCACCGATGAGGAGGAGGATCCCGCCGCTGAGCCCGCCGAGGGTGAGGAGGGTGAGGAGCCTGTCGCCGCCGATGAGGAGGAGCCCGCCGCCGAGTCCGCTGAGGGCGAGGAGGATGACCTGTCCAAAATGGCCGAGTGGCAGCCCACCGAGGACGAGTGCAAGATGCTGAAGGACGCCGGGTACGACTCTGAGCCTTTGGAATTTCAGCGGGCCTTTGCGGACGGCGTGAAGTACGGCGAGGAGAAGATGCGCACTGAGCGGGGCAAGCTGGACAAGGAGCACGAGTCCGAGGGCGAAAAGAAGGCCCTGGGCGAGGATGCCAAACTGCGGGACAGCCTTAACCGGATCGCCCGTGGTCAGGTGGCTGACTGGCTGACCGCTGCCGAGGACGTCAAGCCCGTCCTGGGCAAGATCAAGCTGGGGGCCTTTGACTCTGCCGCTGATGTCTACCTTGCCGCCTGCAAGGAGATGGGGGTCAAAGCAACCCGTGCCACCGCCCGGGACGTCTTCCGGGGCGTCCGGACTGCTAGCAAGAAGCGGATCGCTGCTGATGCCCGGCCCGCCGGAAAATCCGCCAGCGCGATTGACATGATCCTCAGCAAAGTTAAAGAATTGTAAACAGGAGTTAATAAGATGGGACTTCAGACAACCGTTAATATCAACCCTGCGCTGGGCATTCCCGGCACCGCCGCGTCCTTCCAGGGGCTGGTCTCCACCGTTAAGCAGTACCAGTCTGACGGCACCGCCACCGCTGGCACCTTTGCCCTGCCCTCCACCAACAGCGTCAACACCGGGGGCGCCGCCGCCTCTGCTGGCTTTGTGGGGCTGGCTAACGCCTCTGCCACTGCGGCTGTGGGCTTTGTGACCAGGGTGATCAGCGCCGCCCTTGCCGCTGGCACTGACGCCTCCCTGGTCTATCCTGCCGGGGACACCGTGACCGTGGCTCTGCGGGGTGCGTATTACCTCCTTGCCACCGGAGCCGCCACCGTGGGGCAGAAGGTGCTGGTCACCGTTGCCACTGGCGCGATTTCCTTCGGCTCCTCTGCGAGCGCCGGGGAGATTGACACCGGGTGGACGGTGCAGACCGCCGCGGCCGCCGCCGGGGACATCATCATCATCGCTAATTTTGGCTGATCGGGAGATTTTGAGCTATGACTAGCAAAGCATTTTTGGAAGCAAAGCGGAAGGGCATTTCCTCCCCGTATGCCAAGGACTTCATGGCCTTTGACAGCGTCAACGGGCACGCCGTGGTGGACTATGACCGCACCGCCCGGATGATCGCGCAGGACGCCACCATCACCGCCGGGAACGTGGGGATCCCCTCCGCCCTGGTGACCGTGATCGATCCTACCGTCACTGAGATCCTGTTCAGCGCTATGAACGCAAACCGTCTGGCGCAGGAAGGACGCAAGGGCGACTGGACTGATAAGTTTATGAATTTCGCGGTCACTGAGTACACTGGCGACACCACCCCTTATTCCGACTACGCGGATAATGTGGCAAGCGACGTCAACATTGAGACCCCGGCCCGGGAGAATTACCTGTTTCAGACCGTGATCCGTTACGGCGATCTGGAGATGGCCACCGTGGCCCGCGCCCGCCTTAACCTGGCATCGGAGAAGCAGAAGGCCGCCGCAACCATCCTGGCCAAGGCGCACAACAAATTCTACCTTTACGGTGTGGCGGGCAAGAAGGTCTACGGTATGCTCAACGATCCCTCGCTCCCGGCAACCGAGAGCCCCGGCTCGGTGACCATCGGCGGCAGCACCTACAGCACCTGGGCGGATAAGATCACCTATGCTGGCGGTGACGCGGCAAACCTGATCTACAACGACGTGCTGAAGCTGTATAGCGCCCTGGCTGCTGCCAACGGTGGCAACATTGACACCTCCAGCCCCATTGTGCTGGCGGTCTCCAATGCCCGCGCGGCCGCGCTCAACGCACCTAACGCTTACGGTCTTACCGCGTCCAAGATGCTCAAAGACAATTTCCCGGGGCTGACCATCGTTCAGCTGCCGGAGCTGTCCACCGCATCCGGCGAGATGCTGTATATGATCGTTCCGGAGGTGTTTGCCTCCCCTACTGCCGAGCTGGCATACTCTGAGAAGATGCGCATGGGCCGTCTTATCCCTAAGCTGTCCAGCTTTGAGCAGAAGGCCTTTGGCGGCACCTGGGGCGCTGTGATCAAGCGTCCCAGCCTGATCAAGATCATGACTGGTATCTAGTCACCCGTTCACCCGTGGATCTTCCCTGGCATGGGACCGCGCCGCCGTCACGCGGCCACTGAATGACGGCACTCACACTCATGCTAGGAGCAATTTTTATGGCAAGCAAGACCACCAAAAAGACCGAGAAGGCCACCGTCGTGGCGGATAACATCCATGAACAACCCGCCGTGGCTGAGTCCACCGGGGATCGTGTTACCCTGGCGGTGCATCTGCCCATGTCCCATATCATTGACGATCTGCCGGACGGCTCCGGCGGCGTCAAATCCCTGGAGCTGCCGGGGCTCAATGCCCCCGGCGGCGTCCTGCTGGGCACCGGGGCGGCTAAAGCCGTGACCATTTCCCGGGCGGACTGGGAGAACATCCTGCGGCTTCATGGCCGGGAAAGGATGTATAACTCATACAACGGCAACCCGCCCTGCGTTATGGAGATCAAGACCCTGGACGCGCTCAAGGGTGATGAGGTGCAGGCCATGACTCACGGCCTGGAGCCCATCAAGCCCGAGGCGGCTGGCGTCAAAGAGGCCAAGCAGGGCGAGTGACAGGAGGCGGCCGTGGCGGTGGTGACTTTCGATCCGACTGAGTTCCGGACCCTTTATCCGCGCTGGGCGGATGATACCAAGTACCCGGACTCAATGCTGACCGCGGCCTTTGACATGGCCGCCGATCTGCTGGGGGCCGGGGACAGTTCTCCTTTCCCCTATGACCCGGCGGCTGGCGTCTACACCCGGAAGCTGATCCTGGACAAGGCGACGTGCCACCTGCTGACCCTGGACACAGACATGGGCGATACGCCCGGGCGGCTGGCGTCTGCCTCCGAGGGCAGTGTGTCCACCTCCTTTGACCTGCTCAAGACTAACAGCTTCACCGGAGACTGGTGGGCACAGACGGCCTGCGGCCGGGCTGTGTGGATGATGATCCTGCCCTTTGTCCGGGGCGGCCGTCTCTACACCACCGGAGGATGGCACCCGTGGGGCTGATCGGCAGCGCCATTGATAAGGTGCGCAAGATCCTGGGCAAGATCGTTAATCCCGGCGGTGGCGGCGCTCCGGGCGGTGCCCCGTCCACGGGAGGGACGTCGGTTGCGACAATCGGCGGATCGGGCTCCGGCGGCGGGGCTTCTGGTTTTTCCGGAGGATCTTCCGGCGGGGGTGCCACCGGGAGCGGCATGGTATATGTGCGGGTGGGAGTGCTTAACAACCCCCGTGTGGCAACCTACGCAACCTACCTGGAGCGCGGCTGGGTGCAGACGGTGACCGAGGCGCAGGCGGGGTGGCTTAACACTCACGGCGGCGCGGGGATCCAGCCCGGCGCGCGCTTGATCATGGTGCCCCGGCCCACGTTTGCCACGGCGGCACAGCAGGGGAAGGAGCGCTGGCGCAAGATGGCCCAGGCGCTGGCCAAGCGGCAATCGCCGCATATTGACCTGGAAGCAATCGCTGCGGTGATCGGCGCCGATATGCAAAACGCGGTGAAAGAGATCATCGCCACGGGCGGGGGATTTGCGGAGCGCCGTCCGCTGACCCTGGCGATCTACGCTGCGGAGCTGGCAGGAGACAACCGGGGCGCAGAGCCCGGCGCGGGCATGACCCGTACACAGCCCCTGGTCAAGACAGGGGAGTTCCTGGGCTCAATCGCGTTTGAAGTAACCGCAGGCGGGGGTGATTAATGGATCTGGTGACTGCTTTTGCTGACGGTATGCGCTGGGCAAAACGGCGCTCCCTGGCCGCTGACGCGGATGGAGAGCACTGGATCACCGTCAACGGCGGATCCAAGACTGGCGGCAAGGGAGGCGGCTCCCACGTCAAACTGGACGGGGAAGGGCGGATCGTCGCGGGCATGGGCGGCAAGTTCACTGGGACCAAAATTGACGATGTGCCGCGCAAGAAGGCGGCGTCTTCCCCTGCCCCTGGCGGTGCCGCGCCCGCGGCGTCCCAGGTGCCCGCAGTTAAGACACAGAGCGCCACCGCCGGGGCAAACAGCGGCAATTCCGGCAGCCCCGCCGGGGGCGCTTCCTCCGGGAGCCCCGTCCGGGCGCATCCTGAGAGCGGCCGCGCTGTCCTGGACTATACCCTCCCGGACAAAGTGCCGGAGCACCTGATCCTCCAAAACCGGGATCGGAGTAACATGGCGTCAACCGATCAGATCAGGCAGATCGGGCTCAATCCGGACTATGACCGGATGAGCATAAGCCGGACCATGGCAGACGGCGCTCCCATCGTTGCCTACGGCAAGATCCCCGGGGAGCAGATGGGGCGGGCGGTCCGGGTGACTGACGCCAATGGGGGCAAGATGATGGTCCAGTATGCCGTGATGGAAGCGTCTGACGTCCACGCCTCCCATAACGCGGGCGGCATATCGGATCCAAAATACTATTCTGACGATCCTAACGTGACCCGGGCGATTGCAGGCAACGGCAGGATCGCCGGGCTCCATGATGCCTATGCCCGCGGCACCGCGGGACAGTACAAGGAAGATCTGAAAAACGATCCGGATCACGGTATCGATCCGGCTGTTATCAGCAAAATGAAACAGCCCGTGCTGGTCAGAGTTATGCAACCAAAGGACATAACTCCGGACATCGGAGACCGATCCAACACGTCAAACAACCTGAGTCTGAGCGCGGTGGAGCGGGCCAAGAATGACGCGAGCCGGGTGGACTTCAAGCACATAGAGACATACGAGGACGGCAAGCCCACCAAAGAGGCGGTCATGGACTTTGTGCAGTCTATGCCCGCGTCTGAGCAGGGCTCCCTGGTAGACACCACCGGGGCGCCAACCCGGGAAGCGCAGGCGCGGATGGAGGCGGCCATTTTGGCCAAGGGCTATCCTAATGAGAAGATCATCCGCCTTGCTACGCAGGCACTGGAGCCGGAGCAGCGGCGCATAATCTCCGGTCTGACATCATCCGCCGCGGATGTGGTCAAT